TTGGGGTTAATGGGTCTACTAGATTTGCTTCTAACATTGTTTTATCCTCCTTAGGATTCGGTTAATTCATTGAGTACATTTGGCACAAACGCACTCTTGCGGTGGTTCACAACCAACTTCATTTATGTAACATTCAAAGCATAACTTTTTGCCTCCTGCCATTGATGGACAAAGATTTTTAATTGTGCAATTACATCCATCGCATAACCAATCTGTTTTACGCCATGCGTCACAGTCGTTTGGGGTTAATGGGTCTACTAGATTTGCTTCTAACATTGTTTTATCCTCCTTAGGATTCGGTTTAGTGACCCGCCTCATCTACGCACGAATTACACATTTGTGTTCCGCGATAAACCATAAATTCTGCATCGGTTTCTGGAGTTTTTCCGTAATAATCACAAACTTCGCAAGAAATGACTCCATTTTCTTCATAGAGTTCATTGCGGTGTTGCGGTTCGGATATTTGTTCACAAGAGTGGCACATTTCAAACATTGTTTTATCCTCCTTAGGATTCAGTTTGTTAAGCTCCAAAAAGACGGGGGCTGTCTAAGCAGCACTCCGCGTGCTACACCTTTGTGAGTTGGTTTCTAATCAACGCTTGGGATTCGGCAGTTCTCTTTGTACAAAGAGCCGTCTGCATAGCCCATCAAGCTTGAAACCTCACAGGGTAGACCTGATGCCCCCGCCTGTGCGGAGCTTCTGAGATGTAGAGTATAACAGAAAATACCATTCGTGCCGATACTATTTCATCTTTTTTTATTCATCCCCATCCAGCCCCAAGATGTACACAACATATAGTAGTGTTCCACGTAGAACATTAGATATACCCACAACATATAGTGGTAAAGAAAATCCAGAGTTATTTAAAATAGCAAAGCTATGGCATAGCTATAGCATACCTATAGCATACCCATTAGCAAAACGATAGTAATCACAATCACAATCACAATCACAACTACATATACAAATACATGAATAATTATTGAAAGAAACAACTTGCAGCTTTATTCTCTTGAGGTTAAACTCTTCGATGCCCCTGTAGCTCAGAGGACAGAGCAACAGCCTTCTAAGCTGTCGGTCACAGGTTCGAGTCCTGTCAGGGGTGTTTGTCATGACAGAAGAAACTTACGCCAAATTGGACCAGTACATCCGACTTATACCCACATTGGGGAAGGTTAAAGCCGCTAAGCAGGCAGGAGTCAGCACAGCGACCGTTTACAGGCATAGGCAGGCTTCTGAGTCATTTGCGACAGAAGAGGCGCTAGCGTACTCTGAGAGGATTGACAGGGTAGAGTTAGAGTTGGAGAAGATAGCGCTTGGCGAAGAGGATGGGAGTAGTGTGCAGGTTAATGCTGCTAATCTCATCCTCAAGGCTAATCGCTCAAAGTACCACAACACTACAACAACCCAGCTTGTTGGTGCGGGTGGTGGAGCAATACAAGTAGAACAAAAGGTAGACCAGAAATCTGTTAATGAGGCTATCAAGCAGTTACAGGCTCAGATGCTAGCCCTACCACCAGCGGAGAACATTGAGGATGTTAATAGCTAATGGATTAGATGAAGCTGTTATTGGGTATATTCAACGAATGAATGAGCCCATGGTTGTCGTGTATGATAGGGAAAAGTGCATTAAGATAATCAAGCGAGATGCTAAAATAAGTACAGAAGAAGCTGAAGAGTTTTTTGAGTTCAACGTTGCAGGGGCATACGTGGGTGAACTGACACCTGCCTATCTTCACAAGGCAAACATCGAGCAGATACATGAACTTGCAGACGCATGATGAAGAGACAGTCGAACTCGCTGTTAAGCTTCGCAAGATGGCTGTCGGGTCAATTGAAGAGCAAGAGACAATCAAAGAACTATGCAAGAATGACCCCGTCGCCTTTCTTATGGCTGCGGGTTGGACCAAAGTTGTCAAAGAAGTCACCATTGACGGGACAGAGCGACCAGCGGAGAGCACGTCGCAACCGTTCATCCCTTGGCGTTCACAAAGAGAAATCCTCAGAGACATAGCCAAATGCGTTCAAAATGGTGAAGATATAGCGTGGGCTAAGTCACGGGAGATGGGAGCGTCGTGGATAATGTTGTCATTATCGTTGTGGGGCTGGCTATTCCACGGCTGGTCCATACTGTTATGCTCAAGGACTGAGGACTTGGTCGATAGGTCGGGTGACTTAGACTCCTTGTTTCCCCGTATTGATTCAATGGTTGAGAGGCTGCCATCTTGCTTACTGCCATGTGACAGGAACGATATCTTGCCAGCGGGTAAGTACCGTAGGCACATGGTGTTAACTCATCCAGACGGTCACTCAATCGTAGGACAATCAACAACAGAGCACATCGGTCGTGGTGGTAGGCGTACAGTTGTCATCTTTGATGAGGCAGCTGCACAAGAGAAGCTAGAAGCAGCATGGCGTTCAGCAGCTGACACAACATCATGCAGGATTGCTGTAAGTACCCATCTGTCAGGTAGTTACTTCACTAGAACTATCTGGTCCAACGCTGTTGACTTGAAGGACCCGAAGCCAATCTTGACTACATATGTGGGTCATCCTGCTAAGTCACGTGGTGGCGAGTGGCGAACAGACATAGACGGGACCATAACTGGTGAGCCAGCACGAAGGTACTTCTGGTCACCGTGGTTTGAGCGACAGTGTAAGCGTCGTGATATGGTGGATATCAGAGAGAACGTGCTTGCTTTGCCTTCGACAGCTGGTAAAGGCTTCTTCCCACTAGCAAACATAGTTCGATGCAGAGCAGTGGTTCACGCACCACGAAGATGTGATGTGGTGGATGGCACGCTAGTGGATACGCCAAATGGTAAGTGGAGAGTGTTTCGGGAGCCTAATGAAGCGAGCAAGCTAGTGATTGCTGCTGACCCTGCCTATGGTACAGGAAGGAACAACTCAGCTGCTGTCATGATGGATACTGAGCGTCGTGAGGTAGTGGCAACATACATTGACCCACACTGCTCACCGTACGAGTTAACCCAGACAATGGCTCACGCTGGTAGGACTTGGGCACGTGGAAGAGCGCAACTCCTTATAGGATGGGAAGTTAACGGTGCTGGTGCTGCTATGCATAAAGACTTAGAGCGCCTTCGTTATCCTGCTATCTGGAAATCAAAGCGTGGTAGATATGGTTGGCTATCAACTAGGCAGTCAAAGCGTGAGTTGTTTGGCTCACTTGCACGGGCTATTGCTGATGGCACAGTGACAATACCAGATGCTGAGATACTTGACGAGATGGAGACGACTGTTGTGTATGACAATGGTGGCATTGGTCCTGCTAGGCTGGAGATAGACAAGAGTTCAGGCGCTGCTGAAGCACACGGTGACCGAGTTGTTGCTATGGCTATCGCATTACTGATGTGTGAAACTGCGACAGGACAATCAGATAGGGTGGCTGCTGAGACTGGATTACCAGACTTTAGTGCAAGAACCTTGCTTAAAATGGACGATGTGTAAAAAAAACTTAAAATAAGTCTTGACAGGTATTTGTTAGGGTGGTTCAATTAGGCTGATTCCATAGTTTGGGAGATTTAAAACATGGCACAAGTATGTGAACGAGCAAAACCTATCACAATTTTTCATGGTCAGAACTTAAACATATCAAGTTCTTCAGCTACAGTGCTTGGTGATGGAGGAGACTTAGTAGCATCAGAAGTGACCATCAAGGCGATGGTAACAAATGTTGGCTCTGTTTATGTTGGGTCTTCGACTGTCAGTGCAACAACTGGCTTTGAACTTCGTGCTGGTCAGCAAGTGACTATTACAGTAGGTTCACCTAGTGACCTGTATGTTAAAGCCGCAACTGGTAGTGCAGACGATGTTTCATGGATTGCAACTTAAGGGGAATGCTATGCCAAAAGTAGGAAAGAAGAAGTTCGCTTACACTAAGAAGGGTAAGGCAGACGCTAAGAAGGCTGCTAAGAAGACTGGCAAGAAGGTCAAACGGAGCGGTTATTGAATAACAACATCCTCAACAATAACAATAATGTTGTTGACTCTGTAGTTCTTCCACCAAGGATGAAGGACTTACAGTTGTGGTGTACTACGCACAATGACTTCTTTGAGGACAGTGGTGTGCAGAAGAAGTGGTACGACCTTTCAGGCAAAGGCAACCATATGACGATGACTGACTCTGACCACTTCCCATCGTTTGGTGTAACCGCAGGTCAGTTTGCTGGCAAGAAGGTAATGAAGTTGACACACGATGCTGGTGGAAGAAATGAAACCTATGTTAAAAATACAGACATTGATTTGGAAGATATATTTGGTAACGCTGCCGCATCAGTAGCAGACCCTGAGTGGACACTTGTTATGGTCTTGAATGAGACATCGGGTTCTGCTGGCACTGAAAAGTATTTATCTATTCAGGGTAGTGGTGGTCAGAACGATAAGATATTTTTAATGAGGCATGACAACGGTGCTGCGTTTAGAATCAACGGTAACGCCAACGACTTTGACACATCGCAAATAGACTTTACACAAGGCACAGCCGTCACATCTTTTAATGTCTGCACTGATGTTGGTTCAGACATGACCTTTGAGCAGTGGATTGGTGGCGTGGCTTGCGACTGGGATGACAGTGGTGTTGGCACACAATACTCAGTTGACCCTAACACTATGTTTGACGCAGTAGGTGAAACAGTTACACTTACAATAGGTGCTGAAATGGATGAGTCAGACCCGTGGTATGGCGAGATTGCTGAGATACTTATGTGGAAAGGTGCTCACACTACTGCTGAGAGAACAGAAACTTTAAACTATCTACAAGATAAGTGGGACTGCTCATAATGTTACGATTCACAGAAGAGTCAATTAAAGATGAGTTAATCTCAGCAAGAGCTTGGAGAGATAAGCACTTGGCTAGTTGGTCTGACCAAGTAGATAGGTTTGCAGGCTCTGCTTACAAAGACTCTTATGTTGGTGCTGGAATGAGCACTTCAGGTGACCCAGAGAACTTTGCGTACTCATACATTGGCTTGGTACTTCCTAAGCTTGTTTACGATGTGCCACGTGTAGAAATAGAAGCAGATGACCCTATTATGGATGGTGTAACAGCCGAACTACTTGAGTCTGCTATGAACAGATGGTGCATGCGTTCTAGTCTTCGCAAGTCGTTGACACGTGTTGGTACAGATATGCTGTTCATGTGGGGCGTTACGATGGTAACACGTGAGCCTGTATCAAGCTTGCGACGTGTAGACCCGCATCACATGGGCACCACTCCGCGTGTGTATCGAATATCTCCTGAGCATTTTATCCTTGACCCAGCTGCTGACTCGTTTGAAGATGCACGGTACATGGGTCATAGCTATGCGTGTGACAAAGAAGACTTGCTTGCTATGGCAGAAGAAGATAGCACATACGATGTTGACGCAATTAAAGAACTAGAAGTTGATACTGGTGTAAACGATTACATGCACAAGTACGGTCAAAAGAGAGAAGTGCCTGCACGTGAAGAGATAATAGTAACTGAAGTATGGGTGCCTGAGTTAGAGCTAGAAGACCATCCCAAAGATGGCAAGCATAACGGCACGATATACACCATAGCCGAAGCAGGTGATGGCGATTTGAAGATTATCGCTGAGCCTAGACCATTCTTTGGTCCACCAACAGGTCCGTACACATTGTTCGGTGCTTATCCTGTTCCAAGTGACCAATTCCCATTAGGACCGTTAACAGCAGCAGACCAACTTATAAGTGAGTTGAACATGCATTTGCGTTCAATGGGAACATCAGCAGCAGCATACCGACGTATGGTAGCCGTAGACTCGACCGCAAGTAAGTTAGCACAAGACATTGCAAACAAACCTGACCTAATGGTAGTACCTGTGGACAACTTGGATAAAGATAAAGTGGTGCAACTTGAGATGGGCGGGGTTACGCAACAGCAAATCGGTTATACAGAGCTAACGCAAAACAGGCTTGACAGATTAACAGGTCTGTCTGAAGTTATGCGTGGCAACATTCATGGTGATACAACGGCAACAGAAGTTTCAACAGCTGCTGCTTCCGCTGGTGTACGGACAAGTTGGTTACAGCAACAGTTTGCTGAAGCTGTATCTGAAGTCTTGTGGAATGTAGGCTGGTACCTTTGGCATGATAATCAAATTGAAATGCCATTGGGTAAAGAGGGAATGAAGATAATGGGGGGCTCGACCGTTAAGTGGCAAGGTGGTCGTAAGGACAGTTACGCTGCTATGTCACTCAGGGTCCAAGCACACTCAATGCAACGGGTTGATGAGGCTTTACAACAGAAGAGAACTGTAGAGCTTCTTCAACTCGTAATGCAAGTAGGTTCAGCGGCACCAACAATGCCGTTCGTTGACTGGACGAAATTATTAGAAACAGTTGGCGACAGTTTGAACATGCCTGACTTAGGTAACATTATTAACATGAAACAAGCAGAGCAACAACCTATGATGCAACCAGAACCAACAGCTAACGGACAAGCAGTAAGCCCAACAACAAATATGGGTGATGCGTTGTCAGGAGCTATGCGGGGTGTTGGAGCAGGAAGCCCAGCAGGAAGAGCCATCTAATGCCAATGTATGAATTTGTACAAGTAGATACAGGGGATAAGCGTGACTTCTTTTACAGGATGGACAACGCTCCTTGTATCGGTGAAATAGTAGAACATTCAGGGGAACAATATAAACGAGTTGTAAACTTTCAGGTGGACGCAGGTATGGAAGCCAAGGTCCACGGATACCCGTATGTTTCAAACTCACTGCCCCGTAACCTAGAGGGCTGTGATACAAATAGGCAAGGTAAGCCAGTGATAACATCACGCAATCATGAGCGAGATTTAATGTCAAGGCACAACCTTGGAAGAGATTAACCAATGACCGACGAACCTAACAACACAAAAGCCGTGACCGAGGAAGTGGTTGAAGACGCAGTATCTCCATTACTGCCGAAAGGTGATGCCGTCATTGATGAGGATGCTGCGCTTGATGCAATACTTGCAGGAGAGCCAGTTCCTAAACCGTCTGTTGTTGAAGATAATTCAGCAGCAGATATTAAAGAAGATGAGTCGATTGAGGAAACATCTGAAGCTGATGACGAATTGCTTAGAGCATTGCGTCGTGATGGTGTTCCTCAAACAATCATCGAGCAGATAAGTAAAGACCCTGAACTGTTAACTGAGTGGGCAACCAAAGCCATAAAGAGACAATCAGATGTTGATGCTTATACTGAAAAAATGAAGGCACTTGAAAGCAGTGCCAACACTGGTGATGATTCACCAGAAGAGTCGGATACACTTGAACCAACAAGTGCTGACGAAGAGTCTGTCGAGGGAACCACCCCGTTGGATGCGCTTGCCGATGAAATCGGTGAGGAAGCGGTAGAGCCTATTCGTGAAATGCAAGAAGAGTTAACCGAACTCCGTGCACAACTTGATGAAGCAAACCGTCGTGTGGTTATGTCTGAGGTACAGTCAGCAGTGGAGCAGGCTGTACCGATTGTTCTTGCAAAGTGGGGGGATGTTACTTCTGACCAAAAGTCTAAAGTAATTGACCGCATGAGTGAAATAGGTAAGGCACAACCAAAGACTTTTTCTAGCATAGAGGAACTTATGAGTGTAGCCGCAAAAGATGTGTTGGGCGAGCCTTCGGTAACGAAGCGTTCCAAGACACCGAGTGCTCCAAAGAGAATACCCAAGCAGGCGCGTCCTGCGACTCATGAAGAGTCTGAAGACGCAGCTCTTGATGTGTTACTCCGTGGGGGCACACGTGATGAAGCTCAGAGCGCCTTTATGCGTTAATTATGAGATAAAAAAGGGAGGTCAGTTATGGCTGGCACACCTGCGGATAAATTCCGCGATTTCATGGAAGCTACTGGACCAGCATATTTAACAGGTCCAGAGACGATCATCAACGAGGCTGTTGAAAAACGGTATCTTTGGGGTGATCTCGTAAAGGGGAAGGAACGCGCT